CCGAAGGCTAGGCAAGCGGGATGCTAAGCAAGCGCCCCGGGCAATGGCGGGTAAGGCAGGCAAGCGCGGGCTAAGCGCGGGCAATCCGTTGCCCCCTTATGGCCCCGCTCGCGTGCGCCGGGGCTTGCGCCGGGGCTTCTGTCAATAGGGTCTGCGCCCCCTGCCGATCCTAGGGTGTTCCGCTTATGCGGGAACCCCCCAGACGGGCCTAGGGTATACCCCCCAGAGGGGGGGAGGGGGTCCGCCTCCCGGGTTTTGGTTCAATGGTGATTGATCAACCCACCCTTTTAAAAAAATTGCAATATGCCCCCCCTAAAAGCCGCCCGCTGGCTTTAGGCTTGACCTGAGCCCTAGGGCTTGGCCTAGATATGCTTATGACAAAAGAACGCGCCAAACGGGCTAGAAAGCCTGTTAGTGATATGGCGGTGGAGATCGCTAAGTACGGGGAGGCTGAGGGGAACTACTTGGAGCGCCGGGAACCTGCTAAGGCTGCGCGGGCTTTGGAGATGCTGGCCGATGGCAGTTCCTTTGGGTTGATTAATAAGGAGTTGGGCCTGAAGTGGGAGACGATCAGTCGTCTGAAGGCCCGACATAAGATGGTGCTGGAGGAGAGGCGGCAGGAGTTGGCTCAGGATGCGCTGGAGATAGCGGAGGGGCTGAGGCTGTTGCAGAAGGAGAAGATGAGGATGCTGGCGGAAGATCCTGAGCAGTTGGCGCGGACTAACATTCGGGATTTGGCTATCCCGTGGGGTATTGCCAATGACAAGTTCCTCGCGGCTTTGGGGGAGAATAAGGTGGTGGTGGAGCATAAGGGTGCCGCGCCCAGCTTGGAGGATGCGATGAAGGCCATTGAGGAAGCTAGGGCCAAGCTGAAGGCTAGTAGCGTGGAAGTGGTGGCTAAGCCGGTGGAGGCGTGTTGAAAAGACCGGCGTGTTTTTTCAACGTGCAAAGCAAAGTGGGCTTTCCTTTAATTCCGTTTTCTGGAATTAAAGAAAACGAGGCTTTCCTTTAACAATGGCCCTAGTCTGGGAAAGGCACGAAGTCCTAAAGCCGCCGACTGACGAGGAGTTGGCGGTAATGGAGCCTGAGCAGGTGCTGAAGCTGCACGAAGTGTTTCACGCGGCGATAGCCAACAGTAAGCGTGATCCGTACAGGTATGGCTGGAAGCTGCCTCATTGGAAGGATGCGGAGGAACTGCTGGGCACCCATAGCGAGCTATTGGTGTCTGGCGGGAATCGTTCTGGGAAGACCAGTTGGGCGGCGCACGCTGTGGTGAGGGCGGCTGTGGAGAATCCACAGTCCGTCATTATGTGCTTTGCCCAAAACGCGGATGTCTCCATCCGCCAACAGCAGTCTGCCGTCTACGACGCCCTGCCCGAGGAGTTTAAGACAAAGGTGCTGGGAACAGAGGAGAACGTGTCCTATACCCGTAAGAACGGGTTCTCCAAGTCCAGTCTCATCCTTCCGATCAGCAAGAGTTCCATCATCTTTAAGACATATGCTCAATTCATCAATAACGATACGATTCTTGAGGGCGCTGAGCTGGGTTGCCGGAATCCTAGCTGGATTAATATTGGCGCTTGGTGTGACGAATACCTCGTTGGACCGGAGCTTCTTAGCACTCTGCGTTTTCGTCTCGCTACTCGCAATAGTAAGCTCGTTGTCACTTTCACTCCTATTGATGGATATACAGAGGTTGTACGAGACTACGTGCAGGGAGCGGAAACTCTGCGATCAAAAGGAGCCGAACTTCTGGGAGGACGGAGTGTGCCCTATCTTCAGCAATCCCGAAACCGGGATGCGGGCATCATCTACTTTCACAGTAGGGACAACCCCTTCGGGGGCTATGAGCGTATCGCAGCAGACTTGGCAGGACGCCCCGAGAGTGAGATTCTTACCCGGGCCTACGGTATTGCTACCAAATCAATCAGCACCAAGTTTCCCAACTTCAGCCGCGAAATCAACGTAGTCCCTCACAGCAAGATCGACCTGAAGGGGAAGACCAAGTATATGATCTTGGACCCCGCTGGCCGAAAGAACTGGTTTATGGCGTGGGTGGCTATCGATGAGTCCGATACTTGGTATGTCTATCGGGAGTGGCCGGATGCAACCGTAGGGGACTGGGCTAGGTGGCACGGGGGTAAGTGGTCTAGCGGTGAAGGGGCTAAGGGGTTGGGCTATGGGATAAAGGACTACGTGGAGCTAATCACCAGTCTTGAGTCCGAGACCAGCGACACCATCTTTGAGCGGCTGATCGACCCTCGGCTGGGTGCCGCGAAGTACCAGACGCAGGACGGGGCCTCGTCCATCATCGAAGATCTAGCGGATAATGGGCTGACATTCCTCCCGGCACCGGGACTGGACATCGAGGACGGGCTGCAAGCCCTCCAGAGCAAGATGGCCTACAACAGGAAGCTGCCCCTCGACTCAATCAATCGGCCCCACTTCTACATCTCGGAACGGTGCCAGAACATCATCTCAGCCCTACAGGAGTATACGGCTGAGGGTGGTCAGGATGAGGCGTGGAAAGACCCCATTGATGTCATCCGGTATTTAGCTGTTAGTCCCGCGTGCTTTGTCAGCGAGGACGCAATGCAAACAACCAAAACGAATAGGGGTGGCTATTGAAGAAGAAGACTCCAAAGGTGGAGACTACGTCTCCCGTGCGCCAAGAAGTCATTCAGATGCGTGTACTCAAGCAGGCCCAGAACCCTCAGTGGGTCTACTGCTGCGCGCCTGAACGCGATATGGGAAAGATTCCCGTCATCATTCCTCGGCGGCTGAAGGACAAGCTGGTGGGCAAGCTCATTGAGGTGGAGGCCATTTCAGATGAACTTGGAACCAGCTATCGGTATGTGCCCGACCGATCCTATTGACCCAACCACCAATAACAGGTGGCTTATCCAGCACTCAGACCGGCTCATCCGGTTTGAGTACGAAAAGCGGATACGGGAGCGGACTACGGCTGAAATGTTCCCAGACGAGCTTGCGGACAAGATTGGGCGTACTGAGGAGTATGTTCGTGCTATTATAAAGAACGCAATCTCCCACGCTAAACTATGCTCCAAACCCAACAACAGCAGGCCCTGACGTTTGTCGATAATGACGGTCCCGACGTTGTTGCGCTCGTTAAGGCATACACACGCACCACCAACGAGCTATCGACCTACTTCAGTCAATGCCTGAACAGTTCGGATAGCCGTCGTTGCTATTGGCCGGGAAAGGCTTCGGATTTGCGGAAGCACGGCTCGGACGCTTTCCCGTGGGAGGGTGCGTCTGATACGGAGGCCCGCATCATTGATGAGCGTATCAACAACTACGTCTCCATCTTTATGTCGGCGCTGGAGCGGGCGAACATTCGCGCCTATCCGGTGGAGATGTCGGATTCTGGGCGGGCTCGCGTAGTCAGTGCGTTCATCAAGTGGATGCGTTCCTCCTACATCCAACGCTTCCGGCAGGAGATGGAGCTTGGGGCCAACTACTTCTTGGAGCGTGGGTTGATGATCACCTACGTGGGCTGGGAGCGGATGGAGAAGAAGTATCTCCAGAAGATTGATTTGCAGCAGATTGCGGTGAACTCGCCGGAACTGGCGAAGCTCATCGTCGAGGGGCAGAATGACGACGACATCATCAAGATGCTCAAGTCCGTCTACCCTGACCTGATGGACAAAAAGGCCAAGAAGGCCCTGAAGGACTTGCGGGCTACGGGCACGGGTGAGATCCCCATCAGCCGCCTGTCCGTGGACCGTCCCTTCATCCAGACCTGTGCGCCGGACGGGGATGTGTTCTTTCCTTCCTACTGCATCGACCCGCAGCGGGCTCCCTTCGTCTTCTACCGCACCTTCCTCTCCGTGCAGGAGGTGCTGTCTCGCGCGGCTTCGGACGGCTGGGATATGGAGTGGTGCGAGCACATCATCAAGAACTACAGCGGGGTTAACACCTACAATCTGGAGAACATCTACAGCACGCGATCCGCGTCCTATTCCCAGTATCGCCAGCAGTACGACGCGACGGAACTGGTCGAGGTGGTGTATGCGTTCAATCGCCTCATTGACCCCGAGGATGGCTCGGAAGGCATCTACATCACGGTGTTCAACCCGAAGTTCACCGGGCAGGGCGACATCAAGCCTTACGCCAAGTACGAGCTTCTGAACGGGTACAACGACTATCCGTTTGTCGTGACTCGGCTGTCGGAGGACAACAAGCGGCTGTACGACATCCAAACCTTTGCCGACATCCTTAAGGGCCCGCAGGATCAGGTGAAGGCCGAGCGGGATAGCCGCGTGGATCGCAATAGCTTGGCTACCCTGCCTCCGATTATGCATCAACCGGGCAACCCACCCTCCGACTGGGGGCCGGGACGCTTTGTTCCTGTGCGCCGTGCTGGTGAAATTACCTTCGGCCCTGTCCCTCCCTACAATCCCGGCTCGGTGGAGATGGAGAACACGATGATTGATGCGGCGGATAAGATTGTCGGTCTCGCGGCTGACAATCCCATCAGCCAGATCCGTCAGCAGTTTCTGGTTAACAAGTTCCTCAATCACGCGCAGGAGGTCTTAAAGGCTTGCTTCAAGTCTTACCAGCGGTTCGGCCCCGAGCAGATGTTCTTCCGCGTGACCGGGGTGGCGGACCCTATGCGGTTCGATAAGGGCAACCCTGACGAGGACTTCGACATCAAGATTAGCTTTGATGTCCTCAATAACGACCCCGAGACGGTGGAGGCGCGGCTGACCCAGTTCGTCAATCTGCTCCAGTTGGACAAGAATGGGCGGATCAATGTCGATGCGCTGCTGGAAATCAGCGCCACCCAGATCGACCCCATTATGGCCGACGCCTTCCTGCAACCCGCCGAGCAGGCGCAGCAGCAGGTAGTCAAGTTGGTGACGGACGACCTCTCTAAGATCTACGCTGGCATTGAGGCCGGGGCTCGACCCAATGGGGCACAGATTGCACTTGAGGTAATCAAGCAATACGTTGCCCAGCAAGACGTTATGGGCCGCTTGCAACAGGACGAGTCGTTCCGTACCCGGCTGGAGAAGTACACCGCCCAGTACCAGTTCGCGTTGACCCAGCAGCAGAACGCTGAGATCGGTCGATTGGGTACGGCTCCTGCCCAGATGGGCGGGGTTGAGACCCAGACTATCAATCAATGAACCTATTCGGCAATAAGAAGCACCCGCTAGAGGAGCAAATTAGGTTTCTGGGGGAGCGAGAGCAGTTTCTCGACTTCCTCGATTGGGTCGCGGCAGGCCGGGAACTGGCTATTTCCAGCCTTCCCCGGGCTCCTGACGGTCGCGTCAGGGAGATTAGCGGCAAGATACAGGTTTACGACGAGATCCTGAACCTGTCCAACTATCAAGACCTCCTGATTAGGCGCGGAATGCGTAAGATGCAGGGACTGCCGGGTTAATGAACTGACTGGGTGTGTTAAACTGCGGGCCTCGCAATGCCCGTGGCGTAAAGACGGCACCCATAATGTCTACTGAAGTCCAATCGGCTAACGCAGGAGCCGTCCAAAAACCTGTGGGTAAGAATATGTCTAATAGCGAGCTAATCGCTATGCGATATAAGGCTTTTACGGAAGCTGCTCAGGCGAAAAATCCGCCAGAGGAGCCAAAGGAAGAGGCCAAAGAGGAGGTTCCCAACGAGCCTACGGAACCGAAGGAGGAGGTGAAGCAAGAAGAGCCGTCACCGACTTCTGAGGAACCTAAGCCCGAAGAGGATCCGAAGGTTCTTTCAAAGGATTACGACTTGGAATCTATGAGTGAAGCGGAGCTTAAGGAGCTTTCGCAGAAACTCGGCAGCAAAGCTGTGGCCCGATTCGGGGAACTCACGGCAAAACGTAAGGCTGCTGAGGAACAAGTGGAAGCCCTTAAAGCAGAGATTGCCAAGCGCGAGGAGTCCTCATTCGAAGCGAAGGTTAAAGACAACCCCTACGCTAACATCGACACTAAGGAAGGTCTTGATGCCAAATATCAGGAGCTTTCGGAGGTGATGGAATGGGCAGAGGAGCGGCTCGACCGAGCCGAAGACCTCGGTGCCGACGAAGTCGTGACGAACGAAGGCGGCAAAGAGTATACCAAGCGCGAACTCAGAGAGATTGTGAAGCGTGCGCGGAAGGCTAGGGATGTGTACATTCCCGCTCAGGGGAAGGAGATCCTTCTGGCAAAAAGCCGCGCCGATATGAAGCAAGCTATGAGTGAGAAAGCAAAACTTGAGCTTTCTTGGCTACAGGGAGAAGACAATGATGTCCGCAAGCAGTATGAGGCGATGGTGAGTGACGCTAAGTTTAAGGCAGTCGAAAGACTCTTGCCTGATCTTGCGCCCCAGTTGCCCTACCTGCTAGCCCACGCAGCGAACAGCCTGTATGGTCGCCGTCCTGCCGATGCGAAGTCGTCAGCCCGGCTCTCTCCCCCGTCTCCCGTGATGAACCAAGGCGCAGAATCCTCAAAGCCCGAGGCTCGTCAGTCGAAGGCCCTGAATGACCTTTCCGCCCGCTTTAACAAGAGCGGCAGTTATAAGGACTTCAAAGCAATCCGCGCTCTTCAATATTCTCGAACCTAACTAACTACTACAATGTCGTTCTCTAACACCTACAGCAAAACCAATGGCACGAATGCTTCGGCCATTTCCAACCGTGAAGACCTCACGGATGTCCTGACCGTCCTCGCCCCCGAGGAGACCCCGCTGACCTCCCTCGCCACCAAGAGCAAAGCCACCGCCACCTATAACGAGTGGACGGTCGATGCTCTGGCTACCCCGTCTAAGGCGGGTATTCAGGAAGGCACGGACATCTCGACCTACACGGACAAGTTCACCAACCGCGCCCGTCTCGGTAACTACATCCAGTTGTTCCGGCGTGACTTTATGGTCAGCCAGCTTCAGCAGGCTGTCGAGTCCGTTGGTCCGGCCCGCCTCGCGGAGGCCGAGTCGAAGGCCATCCGCGAACTCAAGCGCGATATGGAGTTCACCTTCTGCTCGGACGACGACCGTGCGGTGGAAGATGGCTCTGCGACGCGCTATGAGGCGCGTGGTCTGGGTCTGTGGCTGTCCAATACCCCCGGCGCTGACGTTCCGTCTGCGTATCGCACCCCGACGGCGTCCATCCACAGCACCGGCACCCTGACGGAGAACGCCTTCAACGGCCTCATCGCCTCCATCTTCTCCCAGACCGGGAATGTGGATTCGCTGAGCCTGATTGCGGGTACGGCCCTGCGTCGCGTTGTCAGCGGGTTCGCCCGTGCGGACGGCAACACCAGCGAGAACGTCTATCACGTTAACCAGATGGCGGACGACAAGCAGATCACCCTGTCGGTGAACACCTATGACTCGGACTTCGGTCTGATCTCGGTGGTCAACGGCAACCCTGCCTGTATGCCGGACGCTAACCGTGGCTACATCATCAACCCCAACTATGTCGGTATTGCCGAGCTTCTGAGCGTTGGCTCGACCCGCGTTCCGAATGCGGGTGGTGGTGAGAAGGGCTTCGTGGATGCGGCGGCGACCCTTCAGGTCTTCTCCCCGCTGGCCCACGGCCAGATCCGCGTGATTGCCTAATAGCAATTAAGCCTTAATCGAAGCCCGTGTGGTACAATGCCGCACGGGCTTTTTTATGAACATCATTACGTCACTCCCGAAGTATGCAGATGGCGAGGTTGACCGCGCCCTGATGCGGGAGATCACCACTGGCATTGCTCTCAAGCAGGCTTGGGAGAATGAGCGCGAGAAGCTCTGTGCTCAGGAAGCTGAGAAGATTAAGGAGAATCAGAAGTTTGGCTTTAAGAACCTCCGCTGCGTCGCGGTGACCCCGGCGTGGGAGTGGTTCAATATGCGGAAGAAGTACGGGCATCAGGCGATGCACGACAAAGGCTTCATTCGGGACTACCAGCGTTACTTTCCCCATCTAGCCCCCAATAAAGTCTAATGGCTAACGTCACCTATAGCTCGATCTATAATCGCGTAAAGGCGTTGTGCGGCATCCCGTCGCCCGACGCTAACGCGCAGACGCAGATCACCGAGTTCATCAATCGGCGCGCTCGGTTGGCTTACGAGGCTACGGACTTTTGGCCTCGTTGGCTGGTGGTAGGTGAGCTTCGCAACTATCAGTCCACTACGGTTAACGCTACGGCGCTTGTGGTGGGCTACACCTACACCATCCTGACGGTGGGGGTAGGCACCAACTGGATTGCGGTAGGGGCTTCGGCTAGCACGGTGGGTACTACCTTTGTGGCGACGGCTGTGGGCACTGGCACCGGCACCGCTACCCTTAACAGCAACATCATCCCCTTCGCGCAGGCCGGTAAGCCGACCATCGACAAGTTCCTGCGGGTCCACAAGATTTACCAGCCGTTCTATATGAACTCGGCTGTGGAGCTTGAGTTCTACGTCACCAATGCGGGCGCGGCGGTTGTGGCCGATCCTAGCAGTTCTACGGCCTCTGCCTATGTGACCTACAAGATGGACTGGGATGGGCCGTATACTACCGATAGCAGCACGATCCCCGAGGAGTGGCAGGAGTACATCAGTCACGGGGCCTATGCTGACTGGCTGCGGGCGGATGGTAAGAATGACGTTGCTGCTGCCGAGGACGGCTTCGCTCAAAACGTGCTTGATGCGGAGCTTGCAGGCGTTGATGTAGTGAGGTCGTCAGGTGTTGTGGCCCACCGTATTTCTACGCATCTTAACCGCTCCTACCGTCTCTACTAATGAATAGCTACGTTGTTAATCTCCATCCTCTCCCGAACGGGACGCAACCGGGGCAGACGCTCACCGTAGACAATGCGGCAGTCTACCAGTTCACCACTCCTTTTGACCCGCGTACCACCTGTTGCTACATCACCATTACGGGCGGGGATATTCACGTTACCTTTGACGGCTCTGCTCCTTCCGGCACCAACGGCCATCATCTGATAGTGCCCTTTGAGGGCTGGTGGTCTAAAGAGGCTGCGCGGCTAGCTAAGATGCGAGCGCACGGTGGTGCGGCTGCTAAGGTAGTGATGTCCCAGTTCACCTACTAAAATGGCTAACGCTAAAATTGTAAACACGCCTTCACAGGCGGTTCCGCAAGACGCTACGGCCCATACGCAGCGCACGATTAGTTCGTCTGCTGTGAGCGTTATCAACTGGACCCTTAGCACTTACACCACTCACGTTGTGGTGCAGTTCAATGGCGGTAATGCTCGCGTTACCTTTGACGGGTCTTCGCCTACCGCTACTAAGGGCTTCCTTTATACGGATGGCGGTACTGCTTATTGGACCGCGCAGATGGCTAGCCGAGCTAAGGCTATCCGTGCAAATGCCGCTGATGTGACTGCTGAGATTCAAGAGCTAAACTTCCTCTAAGATGGACATCTTTAAGACGCTTCTCATCCATAACCCTCCCAATCTCGCCCTTGAGGGGCAGGTTAGCTATCAAGGCACGTGGGATGCGTCTGCTAATAGTCCTACGTTGGTATCGGGCATTGGCACTAAGGGCTATTACTACGTTGTTTCCACCAGTGGGAGTACTAATCTGGATGGAGTCACGACTTGGACGGTTGGGGACTGGGCCATTTTTAATGGCACGGCGTGGCAAAAGGTAGATAATACGGATGCCGTTAATAGCGTCTTTGGCCGCACCGGTGCCGTAGTCGGTGTCTCGACGGATTACTCGTCGGTAGGCATCACCAACACGGCCATTGGCGCAAGCAATCCGAGCACGGGCGCGTTTACGACGTTGAGCGCGACGGGCAACCTCACCGCGTCAGGCGGTTCAATCACCGTCAGCGGTGGTGCATATCCAAATTTCTACGCCAACGGCACAACCGGAGGCGGCTTTACTATTCAGAAGTCGGGCGTTTCCTACGGGACGTTCTACGGTAATGATAGCAATACGGTTTTGGATTCGGCAGGTTCTGCCAGTTTAATCCTTCAGACCGGAGGCGCGACCCGCGCTACGCTTACATCAACCGCGACTACTCTTACCGGCAACGCCACGGTTGGCGGGGCGCTGACGGTGAGCGGAAAGGCGGCTTCTAGTGGTTATGTTTACGCCGGTGGTACGCTTTCAGCGTTTGAGTCTGCGGCTGGACTTTACAGCTATTACAGCGGCGGCGGCGTGATTGGTGCCTATTCCGACGGCTCCGGCACTCGGGCCGCGATGACTATTGACGGCACGACTCTCTCGTTGCGTCCTAATGGTGTTACCGCAGACCGTTTGTTGATTGATTCCAACGGGATCACGGCTAAAGCGGTTACTGTCTCCGGCACCACCGCCTCCACCTCCACCTCCACCGGTGCGCTGGTGGTGAGCGGCGGCGTAGGGGTGGCGGGGGCGATTAATGCGGGCGGAAACATCAAGTCTAGTGTTTCCGCTAGCGGAGCAAGTGGCGGTGTATTGCTTGCGGAGAACACGGCGGCTGCGGCTACGGGGAATCAAGCCAGCGTCTTCTTCCCGACCTCGACTGGAGCCTCGACCTACTGGCAGTTGATTGGCCGCCAAAACTCGGCCACGGCTAACGACCAGACGTTGCGAGTGGTGTTTGGTGGCGTTGCCCAGCACACCTACTTCAATGCCAGCGACCTAAGCGTGCAGTCCGGCATCACGCTCAAGGTTCTGGACACCACCGCCTCCACCTCTACCTCGACCGGTGCGCTAGTGGTGGGCAACGGGACGAGTGGCGGGCTGGGGGTGGGGGGAATGATTAGCGTCAACGGCGGCGTTGGCGTTGGCCGCTACAGCGCGGTTTCCGGCGGGTCGGCCCGCGTAGACATCAACGGAACCGGCGTGTCTGGATTCCCGCAGTTGATGGTTTCCGACACAACCGGACGCCAATGGGAGTTCCGAGGGGTCAATGCCTCGGGGAGCTTCGTTCTGGACTTCTGGAATGGAGCCGGAAGCAGGACTAACAATCTGCTTACGATTTCGGCGGGCGGCAATTTGGGCGTGCTCGGCAACCTCACCGTCAGCGGGACGGGCGGCAGCAGCATCAACGGTGACCTGTTGATTACTGGTACGACCAAATACACGCGGATTCGTCGGGATGACACGGTAATTGATTTCACCAACGCAGCCCAGAGCGCGTATGCCGATGCTCAGATCATAGCCAACAATCTTTATCTCAAGGGGA